TGGGAAACCATCAACATCCGTTTTTAAAGCGGACACATCTACGCCGTCGACGGTGCCTGTTACTGTAATGTTGCCGTTGACTGTCAAACCGGCAAAAGTCGGCGTAAGAGTTGTACCGAGATCCGCATTAACAAGTGCTCTAAATGTTGGCGTTGCATCAGCACCGCTTGCTGGACCCGCGAAGACGGTGTTGGCGGATTGAGTATCAAGGCCAAGTTCTTGATTTGTTAGGCTTAGCAGCGTATCTGCGTTGGCGTCAATTGTAACTGGATCATGCCAAGAACCACCACCAGAGCTGGCCATCTCTACCCACACAGCGGCATCTATCGTGGCATCAACACATATATATGCTTTGTCAGCCGCCGTATCCACCCAAACACTGCCAATAGAATAGCCGCTATCACGGTCATCTGTTGTGGCTGGTGGCGCGGTGGCAGAGAAGTTGTTCTTCGTCGAATTGAAGTACGTTAGGTTAGCATCTAGATCGGCTCTTACGAGCCTGCGTCTAAGAATGGGATTAGGCATTCAATACTCCCATTTGTGCAATNNNGGATTAGGCATTCAATACTCCCATTTGTGCAATCAATGCATCGGCCCTATCGTCTGTCATGTCTAGCGACACTCGCAGCGTATGGTTCGCACCGTCGTATTCCGCAGTCATTATTTGGCCGATTCTCTTGCTGTCGAGAGACAGGTCCAGCAGTTCTGCCGATGGATACAAGTCATTCACGCGCAGATAGCCGCCGCCGTTTTTAATCGGATACCATAACGGCCACAGCGCACCATTGTTGTCCATAATGCGGCGCGATGATATGACAAATGCCCGGCGTAGTGTTGGGCTGCTTAGCTTGTCTAGCGTCAAGTCTCTATATTGTTCTGCACCATCTGGCACCATCTGCCCACCGCTAAGGATGATCTCGCGCGTCCAGAATGTACTGGCCGCGTCCGTATTTGTGGCCCACGTGGTCAATGATTGTTCATTACCAGCTATATCTCTGTAGAGCACCAAGACGGCGCTTGCAAAGTCTTCTATACTGCGCTCCATCGTGATGCCATTGCCACCAATGTCGGCTTTGGTAATCTGCCAGTGAAATGTGCCGTCGTTGACTTGCTCTTCAAAGTAAGCAAGCGGCTTCCGTGGCAAAACACCGTCCATCATGTCAGACTTGACCCAATAGTTCCACTGGTTCAGATCGCTATTGCTCATCGCTGCCAGCTTAACGATAAGGTCCCCAGGGTATAATCCATAGTCAGATAGATGCCACGTGCCGTCTGCCTGTAGTGTAAAGGATGTCTCTTGAATGTGGCTTTGATCTGAGCTTATGACCGGCACGTGATTCGTGAGAGAAGATTTGATTATTGCAGACGATGTTTGGTTGAGAGAGTATGCAGTGTCATCTATCTCGTCGAAGTGTCTGAACCAAGGCCCGCGGCACAATATCCGGCAGCCTATCGGTGATATTGTGACACCATATATCCAGCCCTCGGCCACCGGCCTGTCTATGAATTGGTCCAGCACCACGACGCGCTTGCCAATGTTGTCGGCATAGAAGTCATATGCATCCTGTGAGTTTGCGCCGTATTCAAATTCTATGGCCTGCACGCCACCAGGGATTTCCCACAAGATGCGCGGTGGCCCAGCGGCTCGCGTTAAGTCTTTCTCGTATGCTGGAGAATCCACGTCGTTATCGTATAAATATATGTTTAGTGCCATTATTTTGACCCCAATAAGAAAGTCGTTCTTGGTACATACGATATAAATACTTGATATTTTTGGTTGTAGCGATGCCTCCCATATTCACCAGCACCAAGTACATATAACCTATTTTGATACCCTGGCATAAAACCGCCAATACTGCCAATAATTGCACAGCCAGCTATTCGGACTGGCGAGAATTCTGTGTTGCGCATGTAAGCTGTTGGGTGCGGCACGATATTTTGCACAACCAACCTTTGTGCGTCAGATACCAAATCAATTTGAAGGTCTGAATACGTCATCCAATTATCCGTTGGCAGCAGGTAGATGCAGTCAATCGTAATTGTGCCACTTCCAGAATCGCGCGTAAGTGTTATCCTCGGCGTAAAATATATATATTCATCAAGCATGTTTTCTGTTGGCGTTATTACAATTGTACCGATGTCAGCCAAACAATAGTTTGTTGAATTGGCGTCTAATGTTCCAGACGTTGATGTGCTTATAATGGCCCCCTCTGCTGATCTGGGCTCATCAATTCTAAGTTCGCAAGTCCAAGAATCTTCAGAGGCGCTTTTCTTATATCTCACCAGAACCTTAAATTTGCCAGCGAGCCCACCGCTTGCTGAATAAGACTCCGCAGCGGGCTCTCTGTATCCCGTAGAAGTGCTAAGAGTTACACTTTTTGACGATGATGCGTTGCTGTCTGGGTCATTTGTTGCCCATGTACCAGATGTTGTCCCCCAGTCTTCAACTTCCCATACTCTTGTGGTGCACACATCAATAAATGAGGCACTCAAATATAATTTTCGCCACCACTCTATTGGGTGTGATTCAACTTGTATGCTCACCAAGCTAGCAATATCACCCGGTATATCACATATATCTATGTATAAATTGTTGTCAGACCCATCATGAAACGGGCCGACGTGATAGTAGCTCGTCCACGCGCTCGGGACACTAATAGAACTTGATCTGGTTTCCAAGTAACATTGGTCAACATAAAATGTCGTTGCGGCACTTGCGTCTCCGCTTAGCCGTGCTATTGATACAGTTAGGGTAGAGTCGCTTCCGCCCTTGGTTCCAGACACAAGGAGTCTGTGCCATGTGTTTCCGCTGTTTCCTGTCTTTGTGGTGGTTGCAGATGAATAAGTCGCCGTTCCTATTGTGCCACTTGCGTTGCCAATTACACTTAGTGTTACTTCATCACCGGAACTCACGTATACCCATGCATAAGCCAAAAAATATGATCCCACCGTGGATACAGCATCAGACGAGATTCCTTCCGTCCCGCTTGCGGCAGTAACGACTTTCTGCGACTTGGAACCGCACAAGTAAATGCTGGTATCCAGCGTTGTTGTTGGAGAGCCAGATTTGTTCCATCCGTTTGCTAGTCCGTCATCATCGCCGTCTTCTTCAAAGTGCGGGTTGATTAAATAGTTCTTTAGTTCTTCTTCATCACCATAACCGTAAGGTTCTGTGACAAGGGTAAACGCTATTTCCGCATCTCCACGCTTGCGGTGGAGTATATCCATGAGCGAAATTCCACTGGGATTCGCCGTGATAACATCGTAATATGTTGGGACAGTTGCGCCATCCAGCTTGATGTAGAGACTAACCTTGTCAACGTCACCGTGCGTGTGGTAGCGCCGCGCCTGTGCTATAAGTCTGTTGAACTCAGTTACTGCATCAGCAAGGTCATCGGCCTCGCTTGCGGATCCCTTGTTACCAACACGCAGCCGCATGGGCCACTCGCGGTTCTTTACGCGATGCCTTACAAGGTCTTCGCCGTCTTTCCAAGGACTAGAATGCCATATATCATCTGTCTCTATTGTCCCGATCTCAGACCCGGGCACAAGCAGTTGCAGGTTGTCTGTATCAAGAGCAAGCTCCAGCGCGACCGTAGATGGATCTCCACCAGTGAAAAGGAATATCCTATCTGCCATTCGATTAACTCCTTCTCGATCTCATGCCAGCGAGCCTTCCAAGCCTATCTGATAACTCGTCTGCAAATACGCTCGCTACTTGCTGGTTGGGCACGATCATTTTGTCTATTTGAACAAGTGGGCCATTGGCTCCGATTCCAGTGACCATTGGTGCATATGCTGGTGCTAGAGTGGCGGTCACGGACATTGTGCCGATGTCGCCGCCTATTGTTGCCGTCCAATCAGCTATCATGTTTCCCGTCGTTGCGGTCATTTTACCGAACCATTTTTCTACGCCCTTTGCCATATCTGGTACGTATGAATGGTTAACCACCTTATCGTATAGCTCTTTGAACGCATTCCTTATGGATTCCAAGACTTCCATAACTTTGTCGCGCGCCGCTGTCAATTTATCCACTATCCATCCATGGATCTGTGTCATCGCCTCGTTGACGCCCTCTGACATGTTCCCAAAGTATTCAACCACCCTCTCTGAGAAATCGGAGACTTTGCCCGTTGCCTCTTCATAGATTGCCTGAAACACGCCAGAAACTATGCCTTCTATACCATTAAGGATGACCTGAACGCTTCCTGCCAAGGCTTGCAGAACGCCAATGACAATGTTCGCTATGCCGTTAATCACGCCATCAATGTGTTCTTTGAATCCTTCAATATCCCCAGAGAGAAGCGCGATGCCAGCCTGAAAGTAATGTGTGAGCACATCAATAATGCCAGCTATTGTGTTCACAACACCAGCGAATATTGTGACTAATCCTGGCAACGCCGCGGTAATACCACCGACAAACCCATCAATGATAATGTGCGCCGCGGCGACAATCACTCTCCAGATTGCACCAATTACTGGCATGACCACAGACCCGAGATTCTGAAATGCTCGACCAAGATTCGCCAGCGCGTCACCAAGACCGCCCTCAGAACCAACAACACTTACGATGGACTCGAACGTTTGTGATATTGTGCCCCTGAGTTCGTTGAAGTTCTCAATAATGGCCGTTACGAAAGCAGCAATGGCAATAGCGATGGCTGCGAATATCGCAACGAACGGCGCGGCGAGTTGTATAAATGCCCCAAAGTCTCCAAGCAGGACCAAGAACTTTGGCAAGAACCCGCCAAGTATTTTGCCAATATTAGCAAGTATTCTCTCAAACGCAGCCAAGCCGTCAATGCTTATGCCAAAGTTCTTCATCAATGACACAAAAATCGCGAATCCAGCGGCGAGTCCTAGCACATCTGGTATATACTTTCCAATATTTCCCAGCTTTTCATCAAGCTGCGAAATGTTCTCTATTTTTATCTCGCTTATTGAGTCGGCCAATCCACCGATGGATTCTTTGAATTTGTTTATCTTTTCTACGATCTCATCAAAGACCCCACGTATATCTCTGCCGAACGAAATCGCGCCAGCAACGTCTGGCGTCAATCCCTCAGATAGCAGTTCTGGGTGCTGGACAAGATATTCTCCGCGCAATCCAGCAAAGAATGCTTCTAGCGTTTTGCGCCCTTCCTTGAACTTGCCGAGAGCTTCTTCAATTCCCTTGATGAGATCCTCCCACGCGCGTATGGTATCATCCAAATCTCCGACACCGCCAAAGTCAATCCCGTCAAGCGATCCAGCGAGTTCATCAATAGAACCAGCAGCAGACTTCGCTCCGCCAGCAATGCCCTTCATGGCATCTTTTTGCTCTGCAAGCAGATCCAGTTCTTTCAGATAGAAGTCGATGAGTCCGCGCTGTGTGTCCAGCAGGTCGCGCGCCTCATCCAGCTTACTCTTCGCTTCGTTTGCTATTTTCTTCTGTGCGGCCTCTTCATCGTCCAGTTTGTCTAGCTGGTCGTCGCGCTCGCTTCGCGCCTGAACAATCATTGATAGCTGCTCAAGAAGTGGCTTGCCGCTCTTGGTAATGGACCGCACTTGGCGCTTGTATGTGTTGTTGATCTGCTCTCTAAGGTCTCTTATCTGCCTTAGCTTTTCAATGGCATCGTCATATGTCTTTTGAGCAGCGGTGACTTGTATTTGCAGCTTTAGCCATCGAGCAACCTTGTCTCCAAGGTCTCCAGTGCGTTCAGAGATCCTTCTGAGAATGTCATCCGATATGCTGCCAGTCTCTTCAAAGACCGCCAAGAGTTCTGTGAATGCGTGACGCACGTCTATGATTGCTGGGACTATATCGCCTTCGTCAATCATACCGAGGCGGCCAAGGCTTCTGAAGTAGCTTGCAATGGTATTCGTAACGTCTTCAATGGCCGAGAAGTCTGCTTTACCAAAGCCTTCAATGTACGTCTCGATAAGGTTCTGGCCCCATTTCAGAATGTCACGCAACGGCCCCATCTTTGGCGGAGAGAATGACCTGAAGAATCCAGCAATTGCGTTGGCTATGGATATTGCGGCGTTGATGACGGCGGCAATTCCACGCAGCATACCAGCAGCGAGATTGCCGACAAGATTAGCGCCCCACGATTCTGCTGCATCCGCATATCGCAGGATGACATCACGCACAGCCTCCATGCCGTCTTGCGCAATGATGGCAAGACCAACAAGGGCTGCGCCAATCTTGAGAATCCCACCAATGAGCGGCACCACTGCTCCAGCGGCGGCACCCATGGCAGTGGCGAGATTTATGATACCAGTGAGCGCAATACCAACACCGAATGCCAGCGTACCGAATATCATGGCAACTGGGCCTAGCACGGCGAGCAACCCAGCACCAGCAATAATTAGAACTTTCGTCTTGTCGTTCAGCCCAGCAAATGCCTCGGCAGCCATCTGCACCGCCGGCACAACGTATTTCAATACTAGGTTTATGACGGGCAGCAGCGCGTCGCCTATTGTGACGGCAAGTACACGCAGGCTGTTTTGTAGTATGCCAATCTGCGCCTTGGTGGACGACATAGCCTTGGTGTACTCGTTGATGATGGAGCTGCCGCTTTCAAACTCTTTTCTGGCACGCTCAAGCGTTGGCACAAGCACATCATCGTATTGGTTCGCCAGCAGGATGACACCACGCGCAGCCCGCATCCCGAAAATCTCTGTGGCGACGGCCATCTGCTCGCTTTCGCTCTGTATGTCACCAATAGCCCGCAAAACACCAAGCAATCCGCCAACGAAGTCTTGGTCGAATGCCTTTCTTATCTCAGCGACGGACAGGCCAGTGAAATCTGCGAGGTCATCAATTCTAGTCGTGACATACGATGCCATCCGAGAGAACATCGTACCAGCCTCGCGCGCGCCAACGCCCATGTCATACAGTGACGAAACGAACGCAGCCAAGTCTGCGCCCGCTATCTTGAAGCCAGACGCAGCAGATATGGCGTTCATCATGGCCTGCGTAATTACAGATGCGGATGCAGTGGTTGTGTTCTCTAGAATGTTGATGGTGTTGGCGAGCTGCATGATGTATTCGCCCGCCCTGTCACTATCAACACCCAGGGCTTTTGCGAGCCTGCCAAATGTCTCAAGGGCGTCTGTCGCAGCAATGTCTGTGGTTTGCCCGAGAACTTCTGCTACGCGGACGAAGCGCATGATGTTATCGACGCCCTGTACGCCCAACTGTCCTGCTTGTTCTGCAAGTTGCGCGAGTTCGCTCAGTGGCGTGGCGACATTCTGCGCAAGGTTTCTAAGTTCACCGCTTAGTGTGCCCGCTTTTCCAGTAAGACGCCCGACTTGGTCATCGAGTAGCCCTGTGGTCTTTTGCGCCCGCACCAGCGCGTCGTCGAAGTTTATGGCTTCTTTGGCCATGCTGTTCAGTGCCGCAGCCATGGGCACAGAGACAAACGCTGTGGTCAGGAATGCAAATCCCTGTAACGCCTGACCAATCTGCCGTAGACCAACGCCCAACGTCGCTATGGGCGTTGTTAGCATCTCTAGCGCAGACCCAAAAGCGGCGGCTGTCTTTGTCGCAGTCTTTGCGGAGCCCTGCAGGTTCCGCATGGAGTTTGAGACGTTGTTGATCCCCGCAACAGCGTCTCCAGACTGCGAGCTTATGACTATTCGTATGTTAGTTTCTGCCACGGCTGTCAGAGTCCTAGTTTCTTGGCAAGTTTTTCGCTTTCTTCAATAGCGCTGTCATCCGCAGTCGTACCACGCAACTTTTTCAGGCGTTCAAGTTTACTGGCCTTCGACCACGGGGCCATTCTATCTATAGCGTTATGTAGCTTGCGCACATATGAACGCAGTCCACGCGAAGAGTTTTTGTCCATCGGAGTCCTTGCCGCCTGTGCCGCATTTACGAGCCACCTGAACTCCAATGCCATATCCTCCATTATTCGCTTGTATGCGTCCTCGGCCCACTCTGAGCCACGTTCTTCTATGTGCGCGACAATATCGGCGTCGGTCCAGCCGTAAGCCCGACGTATCCGATGAAATATCTCATCCGCATTGGGGATTAACCGCGTCTCCCAAAAAAACCCTGTACCAACCGGTTGAATGCTGGTTGATACTTTACAACCTTGCTGATGGCGTCAACGATCCACGCGATGTCGAAGTATTCTTCTACGAACTCTTTGTCCTTCAGCAGAAGAATGCATCCGAGTTCTACGAGCGCATCAGCATCTAACAGGCCAACCACAAGCCCAATCCCCTCAGAAATCCCGCCTCGCGCCACGTCCTTGTCACCGCTAGGATACGCGGCTTCAATGGCTGGCTTTGCGTACACTCTCAGCCATTCGCGCAGGCGATTGATTTGATCCAGTTGGGCGCGTCCACGCCTCACAAGGTGAAACGTCTCGTCGCCCAACTGGATCGACTGTGGATCACCCTCAACAACCCAGTACAAATCTTCGTCTTGCTGGACAATCGCATTGATTGCGTCACGGATCTCGACCAGTTGTCCAACTTCAGCCTCACCAGACCCAAGCCATTCCAAAACATCTTCGTAAGTTGCCATCCCGTTTACCCCTTTACTTGCAAGTTATTACGTTTCGTTAGGTGCCCACTTGATCTGGCCGTCTGATTCTCCAGAAATGTCCACCGTTACAAAATCATCAACAGATGCACCCATCGACACATCAATCCAGAAGTTGCCAATCCAATACTTTGTGGTCGCGGTGCAGCTAGGATACAAAATCACCTCCTGCTCACTGTCAGACATGGCAGCATCAATTGGACTGTCATCCGCGTCGTCATAAAGAGCAGAGATCGAGAAACTAGCGCTGAAGTATCCACCGCTGCGCTCTGTCCACTGCGAAGATGCACTGGGCGGGCACACAAACGTATGCGGGGCCTCCATCTTTTCTTGTTCGATGTCAATGCTCCACTCGTTTGCCAAGGGAACCTTGGTGCCCCCGATGTAGCACAGTGCATTTGTGCCTCTAAGATTTGCCATTTCAGCCTCCTACCAAATTCAGTATTCTCTTAGTGTTTGCCAAGTATGTTCTCCCTTCAATCCGCATGTGCGCCTCACGAGCTTTCTTGGCGCGTAGCTCTGGGCGCTTTGTGTAGAACGCTATCATGTCCTGTAGCTGTGCTGGATCGTTCATCGAGAACGTCGGCACACTGTCTCCAAATACTTCTTCTATCTCTCCACGACTGTCATCAACTAATTGGAACCCGCCTGCGGCAGCGATTTCGCAGGCCCTATTATTCATGGACCAGGCGTCGTTCACGGCAAAGCCGCGTCGCTCTCGTGAGTACAAGTTTGGTTCGTCGCGTTCAAAAACGACCAACTCGCCCTCGGTCCTATGAATATTTAGGCAAATCTCTGATGCGTGATAATCTTCTACCACGCGCTCATTCGGTACTAGGCCCTCGACATAATACTTGTGCAGCGGTGAGTCTTCATCAATGTCGGGCCACATGCCTTTGAGCGTAAATGTGCTCCCCGTTTTATCCCAGTCAATCGCGCTCAGAAATTCAATCCTTCCCTTGAATCCACTCCCGCAGAAGTAAGTACCATATCTCTTCTCTGCATCCCAGTCTGGTACATGAAGCTCATCATCATATGCCTGTGGCAAATACCACGTGCGCGGCTGAAACTTTCTCAGCCTCCCAACGAACGTTTTCTCGTTTGTGAAGATGTAATCGGCCCACCGCGTATACTCAAGCTCTTCCGATGGTCTGTATGGACTCTCTGTGTAAATGAGCACGATCTTGTACGGGTGCCGCAAATACTTTCTAAACTCGCTAATCCACGACCAAGCGCTCTTGTAAAAGTCAAGCCCCGTTATGACC